GTTTCCCAGTCACGATCCGCACGGCGGATCTGTTGCTCTAGCTCATTGAGGGACCGCGTTGGTTCTACCTCAACCGGGATGATGATCGGCTGAGTGAGTGAATCTATTTGGCCCTCGAGTTGGTCGAGTTGTGAAAGCGCCCGCGACAGGTCGAGGGTCAATTCCTCTCTGATAGCCATGCCGACAGGTTAGTGCCTTATGATTCGGTGTTGATTCCCATTTGACGCATGATCTGATCGGTCATGTCAATCGGGCCTTCAGTGGGGTCTGGTGTTTTGCCGAAGTTCTCTAGGCGTTCCCGGTCGGCTTCGGTCATCTCCCAGTCGTCTTCGGGGCGTTCCCGGTCGGCACCAAGGGCTACAGCGAGCTGCCAGACTTCCATCGACTCGATCTCCAACAGAGACAATCCAGCCTTTTTGAGAGCCATTGTTACTTCCGCGCGCCACCGCCACCGCCAGTGCATGTCGTCCAGGTCGGACGGTTCAAGCACCGGCGTTGGTCCGTCTACTTTCGGCGGGCGGAATGGGCTAAAGGGACGGTGCGCCAGAAGTCGAGGAGTTGGGTTACGAGAGATGGGTCCATGATTTCGGCGGGCGCGTCGGTGAGGTCTTTCGGCAGTTCTTTGTTGCCGAATTGCGTAAAGGCTTCACGGAGAAACGGAATCGTGGTGAATTCGTATGCGTGGCGCCTGCGTTTACGCAGGTCTTCGACAAGCTTCTCGCTTGCCTCGTCGGCCTTTAGGTCGGTCAGCTTGTCGCGCATCGATATCAATTCTTCTTGAGCACTAATACGGAGATCGTCAGCCATATCCCAGAAGTCGAATAACTGGCTCGTGGTTGGTCTCTTCAACGTGTAGGTCTCGTCGTTGATTGAGATACTTAGAGTTCCGTTATCGTTAAATCTGAGTTCGCCCACTGGTCTGCCTCCGGTAGTTGTTTGTGCCATTCGGGTTCTTCATCTGGCATGAGAAACCCTTTTTGTAGCCTTCTTGCTACGTCTTCTGTATCTTCGAGCCACACGACTTGACCGCGTTTGATCCGGTCATGTGGAACGGTTGCTTTATACCAACTCACTGTAAGTCACTCTTACAGTATATCAAGTTGTGCAGGGCGCCGTGACCTTGATGATTCCCGTTCCGCTCACACGGTCACCGAGAGGGTCGCTGATCTCTAGCTCACCGATAACCACATACTCACAACCCGAGATATCGGGGAATAGGGTTTCGTCTGAAGCCGCAGACGCAAGGGCGCACCACGCTTCATCGAATGCGTCGTAAACCTCTGTGGACTCTTTAAGCGATTCGGATGCGGTTAGTTCCTTGCCGTCGCCGCGTACTTTGTGACACAGGTCGATCCGGTAGCCAATCTCGTAGGTGCGTCGGAAGAAACATCCGGCGTCGTCGCCGCGGGGGTTGAGTGGAGCATCGGAGTCGTAGATACTGATCCCCCACACATACACACCCGAGCACCCGTCTGACGCGGCGGGTTCACCAACCGTTACCGCGTACTTGTCCAGCTCGAGCGTTTCTAGGACCGTGAGGACATCGGAACAAAGTTCAACCAGCACGCAAGTACTCCGGCCACTTCTCAACTACCCGACGAAAGAACTCGTTGCCTCTAGTGCCGGGATGGTTTACGGATGCGAAGTACACCACGCCTCCAGCCTTGGGCCAGTTGAATCGCAGGGCCTTGCCCTTCTTGGCGCTGATCTTGTGGGGTCTGGTCTGTTCAACCACAAACACAGCGTAGTCGGTGTCGATTTCGGCCACAGCGTTGATTCTGGCGCCTTGTTGGCCGACAACGTTTACCGCTGACGCCTTTTTCGTGGTTCCGGTATCTACTGGGGCGGTGCGTTTCAGATCTGCCGTCATGGCCCTTGTAGCGTTCTGTACTCGCTTGAGTTCGGCTGCTTCGAGCTTCCGGCGTAGTGGGTCGAGGGTTGCCACTAGGAACCGATAACGCCGACTCTGCGCCCTTTCCCCGAAACTTCAGGAGACCAGACGGTTGCGCGGCGTTGCAGGCCGTGAGGGTTCACCGACGAGATGAACAGGTCAGGCAGGTAAAGCCCGGTGCGTCCTTCGGTTAGGAAGGTTTGTGGGTCCAGAAGCGTCATTGAGATGCCTTGTCGGACAACGTTGGTCACTCGGGCGGGTAGGTCGCAGTCATCCCCGATACACGCTTTGACGAGTTCCATTGCCAGAGCTGCAGCGGCTTGTTTACCAACCGAGGGAATGGGCTGGCCGTAGTTCAACTCGATATACCATGTGCCGGTCTCGCCTATGTCTTTGTTGAGGTCTTGACAGCAAGGCCACATCGACCCATCTGTGCGGACCAGGAACCGGCCTTCATCCAACCGCCAAGCTGACGAGTTGAGTTCTGTGCCGTCGATGTTCACCGACAACACTTCGGTTACGTCTGAGCGTCCCAGGTTGACTTGGTTGACTCCGTTGCACCCACAGTCGTAGGTGACATGACATCCGCAAGCCGGACCGATGTTGAGCCAGGTTGCGCCGTTCTTCATCGGCACCCACGGGTAAGACCAGCGACCCCAACTGAACCCTGGAAGCGCCGAGCCACCCGAGCAAGGACGGACGGTCTCGGCGCATTCTCCGGGGTACTGCCGCCCGCTTAAAGCATATAGGACTTCCGACGCGGCCACGATTGAATCTTCGATCTGTGCTGCGGATGCGTCAGGGCAGCCACACTCAATCAGTTCCGCTGCGGTGATCCAGGGTGAGCAAATCATAGAGATGATGCTACCCCACAAACAGACCCTTCAGCGTAAGCGTCTGCGTTGTTGCCTGCGCCCGTAACCCCGTAGTAGATGATCCCGACCTCATCAATTCCGATGGGGATCGAATACACGCCCGTCGAGACATTAGAAGCGACTGGAGTGGCCGTAGTGCCGGATGGGTATTTCACATCAACATCAACTGTGGTCGGGTTAGCTAGGGCACCGGCGTTGTTCCGAAACGTCGCCGTGACAATCACCGTGTCTCCTACGGTGCTCACGACAACACCAACCTGGAAGACTCCACCAGCGTCAGCCGAGAGAATTCCGACAACGTAATTGAACCGAAAAATGTGGTGTAGCCAAACATCATCTGGATAGTCGGCGCGAGAGGCATCAGTCGTCCACTAATAGAATGGTGAACTCACCATTAACGATGGTGTTGTTATCTGATACCGAGTCAACGCGCCACTTGATGTCGGTCTGTTCTGGTAACGAAAGGTCACCCGTCAGGTCTAGATTGACCTGAGATGCCTGCGTGATCTCAAAAGAGCGACGAGCCTGAAATACTCCACCCGGTTCACGCACCCTGAACGATACTTGAGCCGAGCCGTTGCCACCCGAAGCCAGAGCGTTGGAGATGTAGAGACCTCTTAAATATCCTGTTTTGTTGTTGGGTATGGTGTAAACCGCAATCTGTGTGTGGTTGAACCCTGGCGAGATTGTGGCGAAAACATTCGCCGTGGTGGTGGTGTGTCTGGCTGTGATCGTCCCAGCGTTTTGTCCCCCAGAGCCTGCGGTTAACACACTCATACGGAACATCCGTCGCCAAGTCTCCGTTGTCGCTACTGGGGTAACCCCGCTAAGCGTGACATCAACAGTCTGCTCGTCGTAGCTGTCGTCGAGGCCGAAAAGCCGGACGGTTCGCGCGCCCGTACCCGCCGACGTGTCGGCTGCGTCGGAGGAGAAGACCTCTATTGTCTCAGCGGACCCTGACGTTGGCTGACCCGTGTAGGTCCCGCCACCAAGCCACACGTCTTCGGGAGCCGTACCTATATCAATGTCGCCGTTGCGCCCAAACTTCTCGACAATCGAGTATCCCGAGACATTCCCAACAGCCACCTCGTTCAAGAAGTCATCCGCAAGTAGGGCGTTGCCGTCTGTGGTCATAACGTTGGCGAACGTCCCGGCGGGGGTCTGGCCCGTCAATATCGAACGCGTCACCGTGACCGGCTCGGTTGTCAGAATCTGCGTGTCCAAGGCCCGAACTAGTGACCCTGGGTAAACGCGGTGTAGGAGTGTCTGCATCCTGAAGGCCGTCTGTACCACACCGTCGTTCTCGTAGCGCACCCTGAAATACTGGGCAACCGTCCGTAGGGGGATCGGCACTTGAATCGTTGGGTTGGACACGACCAGCGGTATGGAAACATCCCAATTCGTGCCGTCCGTTGAAAACTCAAAGTAGAGAGTTCCAGTAGCGGTCGACGGCTCGGCGTATAGCGCAACCGTCACCGACGCATACCGGAGGATATCTTCACCAGTACCCGTGAAGGTCCCAGACCCGGCCAGGGGCGTCGATGTCGAGTTTGAGGTAGAGACGATATCCGCTGCCCCAGTATCGACCCCTAGCCCGTCCGTGGCGCTTACTGGCGCGACCGCATCTACGTCGGTCGGGTCACCAATAGCGACGGTTTCACGTTGAACAACGTCACCGCCGCCTTGCGTCATTTGGCGGGTGTCTAGTTTTTTACCTGTCCCGTCGTCGGGTAGTTGAACAAATGAATCCGTCATGTTGCTACTCGTTTACCGGCACCGTCTGCGGGTAGTTGAATCTGGGCGTCGGTCATGTCGCGTTCGAGTGGATGTAGCGTCCGATCCCCTTGGCAGAGGTTTCAGTTGTGAACCCTACAAACCCGATATGAGTCGGCGTCATGGTCCGAGAGAAGGTGTCGAGTTCGGTGAAGTCCTCGCCGTCGAGGCTATAGCCGGCGGAGAAGTTGTTAGCGGAGGTCTGAGTAACCCTGAAGTGGATCGGTCCCATTCCCGCGGCGTCGTTGGTGAGCTGAGCTATGCCCGCTGCGCCGAAGCCGGTCATTGTCCCGGCGTAGGTTGAAATGACGTTCGTGGCGTTGTTGTTTGAGCCGATCAATATCGCAGCCACGTTTGACGCAGCCACAACCCCGTCCGACAGGGCAATACCCATAAACCCTGACGTTCCTCCCGTATACATGCGGGCCACACTGACGGCCCCCTGTACGTAATCGTCATTTCCGAACCCTGAAACCGGCTTCATATAGGCGTTGAAGTCGCTGGCGGTCATACCGCCGAACGTGGCGTGGGCGCCTCTACCCATTACACCGAATCGAGACTCGTAGTTATACGACCATGTTCCTGTTCCCGAGACAGTCAGGGCCGTCCAGTCGCTCTCATTGTCATCAATGAAGTAATCATCGGCGGCGCCTTCAGTGGCTGGACGCCAGTAGGCCGGGTAGACGGACAGCAGGAAGTCCCTTACGTCTTGGGCCGAAATGTCGCCAGCAACGTTGTCCGCTAGGAGCGTTTGGAGTTCAGATAGATTTCTTACCGTATCAACCATGAGAGCATCCTAGTTAGTCCGTACCGCGGTGAACGTATCACCTTTCGGGTCGAAGGGGGTGATGGGGCGCTGCCTACACAGAACGCCCCATTACCCGTTGGGCTATCGAATGCGCTATCGAAAGCGCAGGCCATTAGCTAGACGAGGCTGGCGTGTCAACGAACCCACAAGAGAGGCCGTTGGCGTTGTATGGCGACTCGTCCGATTCTGGCTTGTCGTCCGCAAGGAAGACACCGAAGAACTGCTGTATGCCAGCACCGGGCAGGTCGTTGAACGAACCAGATCCGAGGTTGGCGTTGGCGCTGGCGCGGCCAGTCAACGAAACTTGCAGGATTCCCCGCTCAATCGTCCAGTCTCCGATGTTCCACTGTGTGTAGGGCCATACCCAGTGCCAGTAGGTGCGTGGTGACGCAACCGGACTTGAGCCGCTGTATGCCTTGGTCCAGGCGTTGAACTCAACGACCGGGGCTGTAGCGGAGGGGTCTGGGGCCTCAACACCGATGACTTCACCAGAACCGTCAAGGAGGACTTCGCCACCCGTCAGGATCGAGATCAGTTCGAGGTCGAGCTGGCAGAGCGTAAGCGTCAGGTCTTCACCTGTGGTTACGTCTGGGTCGGTGATGGACACACAGATGTCTCCACAACCGCTTCGTTGCTCAAGGGTTTCTCCCGTTGAGACTATGGGGGATCGGGCTAGAGAAATCGGACGCAGGTTGTAGGCAGAACCGTTGGTGACAGAGGGATCTTTCGAGCCGTCCGACATCAAGGTCGATGCCCGTACCGCGCAGATGTCTAGCGACTGATAGCAACCGTACATGGTTTCACTTTACCTTTACTAGCTTCCACTGTCGGAACAATCGCCAAGTGGGTCTTCGAGGCAAACGGGTATCCCGATGTGCGCTTGTCGATCCCAGTGAGCGAGTGCGATTCTTTCAGCCCTGTATTCGACCAAGTTACTTGTTCGATTCACCGATTGGGCTTGGTCGGTGAAAACTTCGATTGGGCCTAAAAGAACCTCAACCATTGATGTGCCGTATATCCACGAGTAGAACCGGGATGACGGACCCTCGCCAGGGGCGGAGCCTGTGTACCCGGTGCCGGGAACCACAACGTGGTCTCCCAGAGTTGTGACCAGTCTGCGACCGTTCTGCACAGCCAGACCAGAGAATGCAATGTGGGGAATCAGACGTTTTTCGACATGGATCATTCCCCTGGCTCCACCAAGGGTGTCGGTGAGAGCGTCGATCAGGTCGGTGAATGCTGTGACTATTGGGTAGGAGTCGTAGCTATTCGGGGTGTAGATCTTCCCGTATTCGGGCGAAGAGCTAGTGACGGGGAGTTCGGCGTCTGAGAGAGAAACGTTGGGGTGGGTGTCGCCAAAGTCGGCGCCGTCAACTTGGTTGGTCCAAAGGATCTCTTCGATCATGTGCGAGCTTTGGGTGTTGAGATGCCTGCGTGCGCGGGCTTCGACTTCGGCTAGGTCGTTGGTGAGCGTCGTACAAACGTCGCCCGCCCAAATCACATAGGGGTCCCACTCCACAACAACCGGCCCCTCGGTGACGGTCTTCTCGTTGTCACCTAGTGAGCCTTCTGGGTCCACCGATCCGGTTCCGCTGGTCCCGGCCCGTTCGGGCTGATAAGCAATACCGGACTCCCACCGAGCGTTTGTGTCTGAGTCAGATACCGAAGAGAGAAGGTTGGGAGTCGTCTGCGTGTTTACCGGGGCTGGAATTCTGGCCCGTGGTCCGAGTGTCATATTTGGCTTCTATCGCTTTAGCGGCTCTTAATGTTGCACCGTCCACGGGGCCAAATATTTTGGCCTCCAGGTCATCATAAACTACACGATTGTCATTTGCACGTAATGCGACATCAATCAGGTCTGGCCCGGTTGAATGTAAACCAACGTCACGGAAGGTATCGAACCGCCAAGACCCGTCGTCGGTTGGGTGCCAGGGCGCATCCAACAGCACCACAGGAACCCCACAAACGTACGCCTCGAAGGTGGTCGAAGAGTTGTCACAGGCGTAGACATCGGCCCATTCGATCACTTCTTGAAACTCTCGGATCATCTCAATCCCAGCCCTAGCAAAGTACTTGGCTGCACGCTCAAAGATCCGCGGGTGCGCGTGGCCCTTGACCTCAATGCGTGAATCTGCAGCCCATCCGCCCATGAACTGGACGTAATGATTCAGTGCGCTCGACGTGGCATCGAAGGTCCGGTTATCCCAATGGAACGAAACCACCAACCCTTGTGGCTTGCGCGGAATGGTCTTCAGGTACTCCATCCGCGGCGAGCCGGTTAGAACATGGTCGGCGTCGGGGTAGCGTTCCCGGTTGGCGTCATGGACTCGCTGATTCGTGTTGAGGAACAACCCAACAGTCTCCCGGCCCGGCCCTCCCGAATAGTGCGGATCGATACCGCCCCAATTCTCCCCAGCGCCATGCTCTAAGAAGATGTGTTCCCGGTGCCGAGTGCGGCGGATATCCCCAAACCCAGCGACCAGAGTGGGCGGTCCCGGTCCTAGTGCGCGTGTGCGCGTGCCTGGACGGCGCGCAATCGGTGAAACGTAGAACGTGCCCTTGGTCTCGAGCGCATCCCAGACCGGCAAAAGATGATCCGCGTAGTGCGGGTACTGAGCGAAGGCGTCAATCACTGGCTGCTTCTTTCAACAGCCTTTCTATCTCGGGCTTCCACCGTGACCACGAATTATCCCTAGCCCACATCACCGAGCGAGTCTGCCAGCGCTCCAACATTTCGGGGTCCCGAATCAAAGCGTCGAGAGTGTCCTTGGCTGGGGCCGGAAGCATTAAGTGCATCTGCAGTTTCCCACCGGGTGTGTTGACGAAACCAGACGGCTTAGACGGTATGGGGATGATGGGCCAGGTTTCGATATTCGGTTCACAATCGGTCATCACCACAGCCAGCCCGCGGGCCATAGCCTCGTTAACTTGTAATGACTGGCCTCCGTAGCGCCGGGGATAGAGGAGGATTCCACAGCCCTCGTACAGCTCCCAGTGGTCTTCGACTCGCCCCATGACTTCGGTGTAGCGGAACACTCGCGGATTCAGTCTCAGGCCGTCTTGGGAAGTCAGGCGCCAAGGATGCTGCACCGCCCCGATGATCCCACCGACCACGTTGGTTCCGTTCCGATCCCCTAAAGCCCGATGACCGCCGACATGGAGAATCCGGCTCTCGCCCACGTTCTTAGCAATCCGGTCATCGTCAATGGGCGTCGGGACGATAGGGCCGGGCGGTAGGTCTTTGGTCCGCCAGACAGTTGGATACCAGAGCTGAGTCGGTGTGTCGTTGCGGTAGAACTCTGGATTGACATGGAGGACTGTGTTCACCAACGACGGAAGGCGCTCGTCGTAGAAGGTCTCAGCGGAGTAGACCACATCGCATTCAGCCAACGCATCGAGCGCATCGGGATTGAGGAAAGGCGTTGCATATCCGCGCCATTGGGTGTGAATCGAACCAGGGAAAGCATCGAAGTTCTGAGGCCATTTGTTCTTGGTGTCGATCAGCGTGTTATCGACCAGTACCGTTACATCGGGGACGAGGTTGTCGAAGAAGGACTTGGTTTGGTGAGCTAGCCCGCGCCCGAAGTCGGCGCGCACGATCATGCCGAGCTTCATCGTAACCCCGGAACACACCAACCTAATGCTGCGTTTTCTAGCGCGTGGCCGTTGTTGGAGCCGTAGGCTACGAGCGCCGACGGGAACCTGGCACTTGTTACGTTGTCGTTTCCTGGCTGAACGAATGTGACCCGGCCCCGGAGAAAACACACCGACCACCCAATGGTTACAAAGCGCTGAAAGCCTCTTGTCGCGGTGTCAGCAGGAATCAGAGCTAATCCATTCCCGTGTTGGGATAACTTTTCGACCCAAGGCCACGGTGACGAGTACGGAGGGTTCAGCCAGACCCGTCCGAACCACGGTTGGGTAAGCCCGTCGTCGTCCTCCGTGTATGTCTTGGATGCTGGGAGCCAAGGAAGACCACCAGGAGGCCCGCACGGGTCCAGATCGAATGTCAACCCAAGCGCCTCAAATATGTACGGCGGCGTGTACCAGTCGTCGGAGTCCAGGGACTCAACGGCTGGAAGTATGCCCGGCAACCTCACGAGATCAGGTCAAGTAGAAACATCCCGGTCTGAGAATAAACCCACCATTGAATCAGGGCTATACCCACAACACTTACGGCTTCGTCTAGCTCCAAAACTCGCCTTTCGGTTCACCGGCTCGCCCGTCGAGATGATAGGACCGCTGCATGTTCCCAGACGGTGCGTAGATGCCTAGCTTATTGTCGTCCCACGCCGCGTTCGCCACCGGGCCATAAACCGCGTCTTCGATGTAGGTTCTGGCTGAGTCGGAGATGTTCGCCAAAAGCTCTCGGTAATACCGGGTCGTCGTGACATGGGGGCGCTGTGAGTACTGGACGGTTCGGAAGACCGGATGATTCGATAACTTCCCTTTGAGAAGGTACTTGTGCTCAGGGTGAATAGCGGTGTCATAGTGCAACCTTATGTGATTGAATTTCTCCTCATACACCCAAGTCACTAGATCCCGAAACGGAATCTCTCCCGTGAGGGGCGTGTCGGCTTCGACCATCAGTAGGGCGCCTTCACGGATCTTGGGCAGTACGTCTTTGACGGTTCCGGCTTGGTGCTTCCATGTTCCCCAGTGGAGCCAGACTTCGGGCCAGTACTGGTTGGCGTGCCAGGCGACTCGGCGGATGTGCTCTGTGTAATTCGGGTTGTCCTCTCGAGCGCCGTCGAAGGCTATGCAGATCTCGTTGCCCGGCAAGCGTTCGCGGACCGATTCAACTGTTTCGGAGAGTATCGAGAAGTCAGGGTGTGACGGAAGCGGCGAAGCGGTAATGATCGTGGTTATCCGGTGTTCTGGTTCGGGCCAGGGTTCGGCCTCCCAGTCGTCCATGATCGTCTTTACTAGATCCCGTTTGTATTTGGTGTACCACACGCCGGTCTCGGCCATTGGTGCAGGCTCAGCGAGGATCGGGCCAACGTCGTTCCAGTTCTCCACCACGGGAATGGGTGAGCATCCAATAGTGTCCGGCCACACGTTGCGATCCCCTGCCGGTGAAGTTGCGTCAAGGATTGGCACCGCTCCAGCTTCGAGTGCTTCCCACATTCGGAAGCTGTCAGCTCGAACATTGCCCGCGGGTGACGGCGCCCACGCCACTTCCCAGAGTTGTTTGATGTAGTCCTCTGGCGGTAGGCCTCCGGCAAACGTCGGTGAAGGGTGAACCTTGCGAGGGTCGATGGCTTCAAGCGCGGCGAATGCTTGTCGTCTACGGTCGTTGGTGTTCTGTCCTGCCAACACCCAGCCGGATTTCTCCAACGGCATCCCTAGGGCTTGTAGCGTCGGCCTGGTGTGCGGCGTGTAGCCGAGCGGTAGCACTCTGTCGGGCCAGTGGGCGCGGTGAGGGTTGGGCATCTGCTTGTAAACGGTTGTGTGGACATCCCAGAAAGGGCAGTCGCCCTCCTCGTCGGAAGTGATGAACAGCAAGCCTCGCTGTGTAAACCACTCGTTGACCACCGTGGCATCTCGCCAGTGGCCGGGCGTTACGAGAATGTGGGGGTCGCACCACTTCGGGATTCGCTCGAGAATGTCCTTGAGCATGACTTGATCCCAGTAACCCTCAGACGGACTCCACTCGGTGTCATGCCAGGACCGCCAAGCTACCCCCACGGGATCGGGGGTTTCTCTTTAGGCCAGGCCAGCCAGTGCTCTTCGTGATCGGTGCAGATCAGCCGTGTCTCGTAGTCGTGGGCATGGAGAAAGTCGGTTACATGCTCCCGTGACAAGCCGTAGAGGTCTTTGAGGAAGTCAGGGTGGATAGATACAAGGACATTGGGCCGAGCTGAGCGGAGCGTCAAGGCCATACCCTGGAGTGCGTGTAGTTCGCCGCCTTCGATGTCGATGCAGATCAGGTCAGGGTCAGGAACGTCAATGTCGTCCATGAGGAACTGGGGCGAGACTCCAGAGTGTTCCCAGATGTGTCTGAATCCGTGGTCTGGTTTGATCTCACCGTAGGCCACATTGGGCCAGCCGTCTTTGGTGCCTAGGTCATGGTCTGCGTCGTTTGTGGTGACGTTCGATGCCATGCCAACCACCGGGTAGATTCTCGGCTCCCGGTCCAGTCTCTTGGCTGTGGCTGCGTTGGCTTCCCAGTGGGCTTTGATCTGAGGCCACACATGCGGATTCGGTTCCACCGCTACAACGTCAGCGCCCCACGTTGCATACAGGGCCGGGTAGTCGCCTTCCTCAGCGCCGATCTCCCACACGACTGACCCACGCTCAATGAGGTGATAAGCGAGGGCCAGTCGGTGAGCCTCCCAGTAGGGCCATTCGGGACGGGCGGCGCGATGGTCAAGGAGTAGGACCGGCCACCGCCCGTTTACGTCTATAAGTTTCATCTCGTGTTTCTCATCAACCATGCCGCCCCCAGTATCCCCAACACAATCAGCCCTAGAACCGATACAAGGATGGCGCAAAGCATTACTCGATCTCAATCCTTCTAATCATCTCTGTGCTGACGTTGACCTTCCGCGGTCCGTCTGCAATCCGGTACACCACAAGCCGTTCCCCATCTTCGGCGTCGTGAGCTTCGATAGCCCGAGCGATGTTCTTGGCTTCCACCACGAAACCGAGTGGTGGGTCTTGGTCATCGAGTATCAGGTAGTGGGCCATCAGTTGACGCCGTAGGTTAGAACGAGCAGAAGCATTATCGCCCCGAGGTATAGCAAGGCTCCCCGCCAAATCACTCCCCACGCAACAGACCAGCGCTGCTTATCCGACACTTCCGACCACTTGAAGTCATTGCTCATATCAAGTCCTTTCGTAAGGCAATCTTACAGACGGTTCACAAGGTCTGTCAAGCGATGCTCGTAGGTGTGAAAGTCCAGCACATCGAGTCGGTTTATCTCAGCGGTTGTCTCTCGGGCCATCGGGTCTGCAAGCGCCTCATCGATTAGCCAGCCGAGTTTGTCGAAGTCACCGAGCGGATAGGTTGGGAGATTCGGATAGTTCAACCCGATCACTTCAGGATGGATCAGGTAACCGCCCCGGCCAAGTGTTTCGGGGATGCGGTCGGACCAGTAGTGGGTTGCGTTGCCGACTAGGCATGAGTCACCGATAAGCACTTTGACCGATGCGTAGAGGTTGGCGAGGTTCTTGCCTCTGATCTGTGGTTGTCCTCGAGACGGAAAGACCCTGAAGTTGTATTTGGGTTTGAGGTATTGATACAGCTCCCGGCGATAGGGTGCCCATTCGGCGTGGCCGTAGTCGATCAGGTTGCCAACGAATCCGACATCACAAGCATTGCGCCGTTGATACTCACCGAGTACGGCTTCGTTAGAGAGAATGGCCGGCGGATACCAGTAATGGGTGATGCCCTTCGACGCCCACTGTTCTTGATGTCCACCGTCCGCCGTACATAAGAAGTCGGTCGATGTGAAGAAGGGGCTCTCGTCTATCCATGACTCCCGGTCTAATCCCCACCAACGATCCAGGTGGTAGCCGACCTTCGGAATGGATAACTCAGCCAGTGCGTCGGCTTGGGTCTGTCTATCGGGGGGGTCGAACCCTGCCGTGCGGGTCCATAGGAGTAGATCCGACCCCTCCGACATGCTTGCGAGGCGAGTCCAGTCTAATCCTTGTTCGGGTATCCGGTTGACATTCCACCCGATGTTCTCAAAGGCAATTCCGATGTGGGTCTCTGTTGAGAAGTCCACGGCGAAGTTCCCGATGTATGAAACCGTAGGCACAAAAAAAGGGTAGCACCCCCGTAGGGGCGCCGCCCTCGCTGACCGTGGACTTGATACAGCTGTGCGTTGCCGCACAGGGTCACAATAACACAGGCCCCCTCGGATAAGGGGGCCTGTGTTCACCCGACTGTCAGTCGGTCTATTGATTGGTTCAGCTTAGCTACCGAATCCAGGATTGCAGTCGAGAGCAACATCGATACCAGCGCTACCACGCGGGCAGATGGTGATGTCGTCAAGCAACCATGAGTCGTGTCCGACCTCGCAGACTTGCTCGAAGGACTCAACGAAGGTCTGGAACTGGTTGGTGGCGTTGAGGGTTGAATCCCTATCGATACCTAGGTCCAGGTTTCCGCCGTCCAAACGAACGAAGGTGCCAGGGGCAAACAGCATGAAGTCGGCGGCGGTTCTCCAGCCGTCGTCTCCAGCGTCACCGATTGACTGCCAGTCCTGCACCCACTGAACGTTCACATTGAGTGAAGCGAACAGCGAAGCGACTCGGCCACGGGCATTCGCCCAGTCAACCGTTGCGTTGCGCGCAACGTAGTCGGCCACCAGAGCGTCGCGGACCCATGCGGGTGCCACAAGCTCCAACATTGCGTCCATGTCCATGCGGTAGGTGTCGCGGTACTTGGAAGCCTCGAAGTTGACGAGGTTCCCAACGTTGACCAGTCCACCGCCTCCGGTGTCGCCACCGTTGACCGCTGTGGATGCTGCAACCATCGAAGCGATGTGCGTGCCGTTGACAAAGTGATCGTGGAAGATCATCGAGTTCTCAATGGCGTTCGCAACCGTCTCGGGGTCGAAGCGCTGGGTGAAGTTGCCGAAGGTCAGGATGACCGGGAACGCGTCCACTGTGCATGTCTGCGTTGCGGGGCATTCGATCTCAAAGGCGGTCTTCGAGGCGCCTGCCTGAGCGTTGGCGTTGGTGTACACCTGACCGGCTGCGGCTGACCATGACGCATTGGCGTTGACCGACGCGTACGACGGTGACGTGCGGTAGGTGACCGAACCCCGTGACGCGTTGAGCGTCGGGAGCTGAATCATCCCATCGCGACTACCAATGCTGAAGTAGTCATACAGCGGCTGTGACGGGGCACAGATGCCAATGGCGGCGGTCAGTGCTTCGGGTGTGCGCGCATTGCGCAGATCCTTGAGCATCTGATCGATCACCGGGCCGTCGTGTGCTAGTTCGCCGGTTACCTCGTGCTCGTGAAAGCTCGAAGTGTCGAACGAAGCAACAATGGCCTTGGCGTCTACCTTGGTGGACTTCCCGTAGGACTTCCACAGTTCAAGGGCGCCGCGCCCAAGGTCGGTCGGAGACGCGAACTTGGTGTAATCCCCACGAAGCGCAGGACCGGCGTTTGCCACGATCCCTTGAGGCTCCGGGAGCTTTGTCTTTGTTCGCTTTGCCAATGCACCAATGGAGGGCTTGGAAGCTGTGACGGTTTCGGACTCGATCACTTCTGCAATCTCCTCGTCCGTTACCTCAGCAACGACTTCCTCTTCGGCCTCTTCTGAGGCTTCAGGCGTCTCGACTTCTTCGGTTTCCTCGGAAGCCTCTGGTGTCTCGTCGGCCTCGAAAACGACTTCAAGCTCTGAGACCTTGGCCTCTAGCTCTGCGTCTTCGGCGTCAAACGCTTCTAGGCGCTCGTTGATAACGGAGAGGCGTTCGGTTGCCTCTTCAACCGCGGCCAGTGCGGCGTTGCGGTCTTCGGCTGAAGCTTTCTTGTCCTTGGCGATTGCCGACTGCTCGCGGCCAGCGGCCATGAGTTCGGTCTTTGCCTCCGTCAGCTCGTCGCGGGAAAGTTCCGCAATGGCTTCGGGGTTTTCGGACAAGCGCTCCAATAGGGTCTTTTCGTCTTTATCCATGATTCTCCAGGGGCACCGAGATACCCCAAATAGAAGGTTGGGTGTATCGGGTGCACTATGTGCTGGAGTCCGACGAGATCAGGTTAGACGACTGACTCGAATTCGCGCAAGATTTGCCTACTGCGGATCTCTTCGACCATCGCTGCCATTGATTCCAGTTTGTTGGCGAGTTCGTCTGTTTCGGTGACGATGCCTGCAGCGGTGAGGGCTGTCTGTGATTCGTCCGCGACCATTGCGGTCGGGAAGCCTGGATTCTCAACAACGAGGAAAGATATGAGTTCTAGGTCTCCGTCTACGTTTCGCCAGTCGCCAGATAGAAACACTTCGCCGTTGTCCAGCGTGGTTTCCCCGTTGACCCAGATACCGAACTCGTCTTCACCAACACCGGCAACACCGACCAGCTCACAGTGAGATTCGTACCACTCCCGCGCTTTTGCCAGGTCGAGGTTGAGCGGGGCGTGATTGTCGCCAGTCGGGTGCCGGTATATCCGCACTCCTTCTAGGCCCGTGTGGGCGTAGCCGGAAGCGGAATTCGGAGCTGTGACACAGGCGTTCTTGAAACCGAGATGACAGGTTCCCCAGCCGGCGCCGTGGCCTCTGATCGCGCCGTCTTCAATGATCGGCTTGGTGAGTCCACCGAGATTCGGGGGGAGCGTGGAAACTTCAGAAGCAACAAGGGCTGAGCGGCGGAAGTTGTGCAGGTTGCCGACATGGACCGCGCCAGCGTGACCGTCTGAAGAGTCGTTGAACATCAGAGGCGCACCATCACGCCAAGTTAAGGCGCCGGGGGCGATGGTACGCCGGTCTGATGTCGATGCGGCCTCAGGGGCTAGAAAGGCGAGGGGCTGGCCGTCTACCCATTCAATACGGGCTTCGGCAAAAGCTGGCATGGCAACCTGTGTGGCTCCAAGTATCTCACCTTGGGTGACGGTCTCGAGCCAGTCAGTCGGGAAGCCTTCGTCGTCTACGTCAAGAATCTCGATCTCTGATGTGACGTTGCCAAGGTCCACCGATACGCCAGCCAGCTTGCCTTCGCGGGCTAGGCGCTCGGCTTCCTGTGCGTCTGTGTCTGAGTCGAATACGACTTCAGCGATTATCCACATGGGTTTACTCTACCCCCTCGGCTAGTTCAACTGTCGGAACCAACGCACAGAGACAGCCTTTATGGTCGCCGGGGAAGTAGTGCGAGACACCAAGCCACGAGTATTCAGACGATACGCGCAGCTTGGGAGATTCGGGGTCGATTACCTCAGTCCCGTTGAGTGCCCGGTGCGGATGGAACGTGTTGCGGGGGGCGGTCCCGTAGCGCCAGGTATTCGATTCGGTGATGTAGCCGGCGTCGCGGATCGCTGCGCGGACCCTCTGCCCTAAAGCGAACCCTCTCGGTGTGTCTGTGGTGAACTCAACAACCACTCCACCGCCTCCCGCGGTAGTGAGTAGGTCGAACACCATCTGGCCGGTAGCGATGGAATCAGATATCTCCCCGGTGTCTGCAGGGTCAAGGCTTGGTGAGGATGTGAACAGGCGTGCGGTTGCGGCGGCGAACAGTGCAGCAATGAAAGCCGTGATGCCGGTGCGGCGGTCCTCTTCTACTTCGACCTCGTTGAACTCGGGCTCGGTGAACGTCGCTAGTTCTACTTGGACGTTGTTCTCGGCTTCCTTGAGTAGCTTGTCGATTCGGGCCTCAAGTGCGGCGAACGTGTTGCCGGGTAGGAGTTGGTCAGGGGTCAGGTTGAACCGCTCCAACCGGGCTTCGCCGATCATCAGTGTGACTTCGCCGTTGTCTACCCCGTCGATCAAGGCAGTCATCTGGGAGTCCTTTTTGACCTTGGCTCGCACCTTGGCGCCTGCGCGGTCCATAGCGCGGGTGAACGCAGCTTCAGAGGCTTCGATAATCTGAGCGGCAAGGGTCTGGTCGATGTCGGCGAAACGGTCTAGGGAGATTCCACGAGATGCGGTAACGGGTGGACCAATCGCGGGGTCTCCGGGCGTGTCTTCCACGGCATCTTCTGATTGGACAGTGACTGGGGCAACACCTGTGTGGGCGATCTGTGGGAGGTCTAGAGCTTCAAGGATTGCGGACGGCTCGAACCCAGCGCGGAAGAGTATTCCGACTGCCTCGGACCTGACCGCTATGTCTCCGGCAGATATGGTTTCTTCGACTGGTGCGATGTTGGCGATCTGCTTCAACTGGTCGGCGGTGATAACGCTCTTGTCGAACATCCGTTCGGCTTGCTCTACGGTCAAGGGGCGCGAGGTAAGGTCGGTGTAGTCGCGCCAGACCATGTATCGGGCGGCGTCTTCCTTGCTCATACCCGCGCCACCTTCCGAGATAGGAAGCTCCAGTGTGGGGCGCAAATAGCCGGTAGTCATCCCGCTGATGACTAGAAGTACGTCAGGATCGACATGATGTTTGGCGGTTGATTCGTCAATACCCCACAGGGACCAGTGATTCAGGTCAGCCAGGCCGGTAAGGATCTCCGCGGGTAGGTCGATGCCGTTGGCGATCTGACGAAGTAGCTCCTCGCGCATCTCGGCGAAGGTCTTGTCCATCTCGCGACCGAAGTCGATAAGGCGCACTTTGTCTAGTAGTTCGGCATCGCCGCGAACGATGGCCGGTGCGACGCGCGCAGCGGAGTCGGGGTCCTTGATGGCTGTAGTCATCATGTCGATCATTTCGCCCTGGAATGGGTCTCCACCAGCGTTAGCGCCGGTGTCTGGACCTTCTTCAGCAGGGCTAGCGAAGGACAGCTCCGAGGGGATCAGGAAGATGCCAGCAGGAAGCCGAGACATAGCCGTTGCGCCGATCTGGTCGTTGAGTAGAAGTAGTTGCTCGCACTGGGCTTGGACTGAGCGCAGCGGGGAATCGGCTCGAGAGTGCTTGCGAGGATTGGGGCGCCAGATTCGCAGCACAAAATCTTCTTCGTTTATCCCGTCGTCTTTCCGTCCCGGCTTGCGGCGGTCGTTGAGTTCGCCCGTAGATAGAACTTCCCAAGTCTCTTCGTCGTCGCGCTCAATGCCGACTAGCCAGCCTTCACCGGCAACGTTCTCTTGTACGACAAACTCACCGACCAGTTGTCCTACTTCACCTAGACGGTCAAGGGCTTCAATCGCTGCTTCGTTCTCAGAAGGGATCGGTTCGTCGGTGTCGTCCTCTGGCAACTCAGCAACGTAGTAGGTGACGCGCTGCGCGGCGGACCGTTTGAAGTTCATCCCGTAATGGACCGGGCCAAGGTTCTCGTAGATGTCCCAAAGGGTCTCTTGCCAGCCTTCACCAAGTTTGGTTTGGGTGCGCGGACCGATCTTGACTTGTTTGGCTGAGCCTATGAGGGCTTTGCGAGGGTCGTTAGTTCCGAACATCCCAGACCTCGAATCTGTCGGTTGCTTCAGCTATCCCGGCAGGCGTGCAGCGGCAAGGCATGCCCGGACCGGCACAATCATCGTGTGGAAACCATCGATCCTGGTGTTGTTCACAGACCCAGCCCCAGGCATCACAAATAGGACAGTCTTTTTGGCCGCGTACTAGGTCGTCAATTGTGGGCATTTAGAAACCCCGCGACGTAGGCGAGAGCGAAAGGAGTAAGTAGCACTTCGGTGACAGGATAGAACCAATACGCCACCCAGACGACGATTGCCACCCAAAACCCTGCGCACCAGTCGCAGGTGAAGACCTCAGACCACTTCTTAGGGTAGAGCGCAAGCCATCCGTCGTGGCCTGTGAGCTTGACTACTTCGACTCCCGTCCAGAGCGTCCGCACGCTTCCGTCGCCGTCAATCTCGGAGTCTCCGAATTCGGTCTCGTCTGTGGGCCAGCGATACAGCACCCAACGGCGGATCGGTTCGGTGATCGAGTCTGTGGTTATGAGTCGAGTCAACCTAGCAATTGCCAGTGACAGAATCACGAAGGTCATTTCTTGGCGTTCTGTCGAGCCTGCTTCTTCGCGTTCTGGTCACGTTGGCTTGTGATCTGTCTGCGTCGTTCGGCGGTGCGCTGGCTTTGTGCGGCTGCTTTGGCCTTGTCTGATTTCGATCCGCAGTTGCATCCCATTATCAAATCTTAGCGGAAGTAAGTTGGCTCATGCCTGTTGAAGCCTTGGCGCGTTCGAGATGCATGACCATGTATCGCATTGCGTCGCACCCGTGGTCATCTTTCTTCACCGGGGTTTCCTTGGGCGGCTTGTTTTCGGAGATGTCCCATACATAGCCGGGGATCTCCTGATCTGTACTCAACGGGCGCTTGGCTTCAATCAGTTCTCGGTCCGGTGAGATAAGTGCGCCACGCATAACGAAGAGCCTTGCTTTGCCGTCGTCCTGTACCTTCATCCGGGACTGCGTTGCCTGGATGCCGTCGATGACGGCCTTGCGGGCGCCGGTAGTTGGAAGTCCGAGTTTGCGGCGTAGGGTTGCCCGGCCTTCGGCGTCATGGTCACAAACGATGGCTGTGGGTTTGGGTTCGGTCCATGCACCGTCTTTGGTCACAGCGTTGAGGATTGATTCTGCGTGGTCTTCGACCAGTCTCTGCGTCTGATATAGCTCTCGATACAAGTAGAGCCGTCCGTCGTGGTCCTCGGCCCACCACTGGCAAACAAATGGGTTGGTGTAGCCGAAGTCGATAGACCAATACCGAGCCCACGAGTCGGGGATGTCAAACGGGTCAATTAGATGCACCGCCGAGTCCCATTCTTCATAGACCACGCCCTCAGCACTTGACCATTCACCGAGTCGCAGGCGTCGGTAGCGAACCCCAGTCAGGGCGTCCAGAGATTTGATGTAGCGCTCGCCGCGGACCGTCATTTCACCGTCAAGGAACAATGTCGGGTTGTCTTCGTGGCGCGAGTGCAGCATCGTTGTTCGCCCTTGGTCACAGCGTTGCTTAAGCCAATGGGTGTCTTCGGCTGGGTTGCAGTCGGCCAACAATTGCTGATAAGAGATGACTTCCGAACGAAGTCGGGTTGTCAATGTCTCCCAATCGTCCTCGGTTAGCTCGATGGCTTCCTGCACATAGATCAAGTCATACTCAGTCGAAAGCACTTTTGAAGCTTTGTCCATGCCACCGATGACAATGCGCGAGTCGTTGAAATAGCGGTATTGTGCCGGTTCTTCTGCAGATCCGCCGTAGAACCAAACCAGTCCGCCCTCTTTGGACTCCGGGATAACGTCGCGCTTCCAAGTCACTAACGCCGATGTAGTGAGTGAGGTTTGGGTCTTGCGGAGAATCAGTCCACGCATGCCAGGATTCAACAACGCTGAGATGTGGAGCTTCTCCAAACAGGCTCGGGACTTGCCTGTGCCAGCCGGACCGGAGACCAAGATCTGTGGTTCCCTTGATTCAAGGAGTGTCTTACAAGCACCGAGAGGCGTGTAGTCGTGGGTGAGATTCACTTGAGGTTGTCTAGGTCTACACCGTTCACGTTGATATCGATGCCGCCTTCGTGATGAACCTTCTCGATTAGGTCTCCGCGGTGCTTCATCAACAATTCCAGGGCTTTGTTTGATCCGCCAGGGTGTTGCTGTACTGCGTTCTCCCATAGGCGTGTAAGGATGCGTCTGCGTGTAATCCCGAGCTCGTCAGCGGTTGCATTGGACAATTCGATCACTCGATCTCTGATGTCATCATTTGTCAACAGCCGAGATCCTTGCTGTCGTGCCGAATCTTCTGAGTATCCGGCGTTTATCGCAGCCCGTGTCGCGTTGAAGTGCGTAGCGTATTCAAGGCAGAACTGCTCTTGTTTGTCAGTCAGTCCCATGCAAGACAGTCTAACACTTGGACCAGCCGGACCACGCAGACCAGCCCCAGTCCTTGTAGATCTCCCAAGCTATCGCAATGTTGGTAACCGGGTCTAGGAGGTCTTGGTAGCTCACTCCGTAGGGTTCAGCCCACAAAGGGGCGTGGATCTGCATAAGGCCGTAGTCGGTTGTCGGACTGATGGCGTTGGGGTTTCCCCCTGACTCGTGGGTCATTACACAGAGGGCGTTGTTGGTTTGGGCACCGAAGTAGGACTCGACTAGGCCGCGCCACTGTTCCACGTTGGTTCCCATGCCTGAATACACCTTCTGCACTACTGGCTTAGGAGGTTCTGGCGGAGGTGGCGGACAGCCAAACCAGAGACAAGCGATCATTACGGTTTGGATCATGGGACCTCCCCGGAGGTCTAGATGTTGGCGATGTGCCTAAGTAGCTCGTTGAGCTCGTATCTCAGTGTACCTAAGCCGGTGCGTCCGTCTAGGCAGTTGTGGTGCAATTCACAAAGTGCAACGCAGTTGGATTCAGTGTTGCGCGACGTTGAGCCGCCCATCCCCCGATGTGAGAGATGGGCGAGCTGTAGTGGTCCTTCGTGGTGTCCTGCCGGCCAGACGCATCCGCCGTCACGCTCGAGCACGTTGGCACGAAGTCGACTTAGATCGGGTTTAACCATGCCAACTGACTGAGCAACAGGCAAGCGGCCAGAAGCCACAGGTAGGTTTTATCAGTTCTCGTCATGTGCGCCCCATGCTCTGAAACCGAGACCGACAAGAAGCAACGAAGCGCCTAAGGGTAGTAACCAGTCGGTTGGGCCAGTGAACGGGAGTTCCGTAGGTGTCGAGGTCTGAGAAGTCGACGATGACTCTGGTGGCGTAGTCGTTGAGGTTGACCCCGTTGTAGTAGAGGTCGTATCTGGCACCGTAGTTGTGGTTGCCTGTGTCGTTGTTGTTATCGACTCGCATGTGAACTCCAATACTAGATCAGCCGAATATGTCTCGTCGGGTCCGAACACCAAAACCACTTGCCCGGTTTGCCCTGGTGTGATCGGCCCTGAACCGGGAGTGGATACGTTGCGGTCTCGTTCCACATCCTCAAACAGGATCGTGTTACCACCAGTAGCCAGTTTCAGATTGTTGCCGGGATGGATTGACGTGTTATTGCCTGCGTCCCTTGCGATCACGGTGCAGGTTTCCCCTACTACCGGCATCGGACCGTCATACAAGACCAGCTCTGATCCTTCTAGCCCTCGTAGCACTTGGAATGGGAGAGTTATGTCCCCGTCTGACGCCATTGATGGAAGTGCGAATATCGCTACGAACATCAGTGTGAATGCTGCGATCAGTCCTCGGTCTCTCATTTGTTTCCCCTTTGTTGTGACCACGTTGTGTGGTCGTTGGTATTCTATCGTCACGTTTGGTGGTTTGCTTTAGTCGGTTATACCTAGAGCAGCATCAACACAGGCGATTACACCGTCGATTTCTCCTTCGTATGATTCGCCTGCAACGATCCGGTCATCGACTCGACGCTGTGCTTCCATTCCAGCGGCGTAGTTGATTGTTACCTCCCGGCGTGAACCACCAGGACACCGACGATTATGTTCCTAGGTGACATCCCATAACCGTCAGTAAGAGCGTGAGCTGATAACTGATCATGCAAGCAGGGTTCTTCGATAACCAACCTCATTGCGCCTCCTCTAAACGTTCGTCCAACGGATACCAACCGCATTCGGGATCGCAGACAACCCTCACTTCATCCAATGCGTGATAGTGGGTTTTCGTATGGCGGAACATCACTTTGTCGGGGTCTGCCCACACTTCCCGCAACCCTGGACACGGCATCAGGTCCTCGTCGCCTCCATGTTCGCCGACGACCCTGTGAGGGCAGTCACCCACTAGGAACGGGCCGACATGAGGTCCAGGACAAGGGTTAAACACTTGAACGGGAATGGGTACTGGAACTGGACACCTTGAACCGCAGGTGTAGCCATCACATTGAGGATGATGCTCCGAGCCTGTTTCGATTTCGATCCGTTCAATTTGTCCGGTTCCGTTGCATGGTTCATGCGCCCAAGGGATCACAACGGCTTGGTCAGTCATTCTGCTTCTCAAAGTTCTCAGCGAAATACGCAGCAGCCACCAACCACTTGTCATCATGGTTCAATGGGTTGCGTGCGATCTTGTCTCCCTGCTTCGGTGATCCAGCGTCCAAGTCAGCCTGGCTGACGGAAACTCCTGTCATGTCGAAGCCTGGATGCCAGTCGGCCATCTCGGCGATTGCCGTCCTTCGGTACTTCTTGTACTTAGTCATTCTGCTTCTCCTTTTAGGTGGTCGAACACAGCCACCAGCCCGATACGAACCAGTGCTGATCCGTCGCCCCGGCCTTCCTCCCAAGCCTCATCCATTGCCAGTCGTCCGACCTCGATTGTGTCGTCGCTGATTAGCCACCCTGTACCACCACAAGCCGGGCACGTCTTTTTCTTCCATGCTGACCATGCACCTAGTTGCTCACCCGTGGGCCACGACTCGGTTCCGGTGCCTTTGCAGGTCGGGCAGACAGGTAACCCGTTACTCATCATATACCTCCCATAACGTCCTCGGAATCCCGGTCGGCGCTTTATCATTTCTCGGTCTCGAAGGCGTGTCCCACCCTTTACGCCCCGGGCGTTCCGCAACCACCTTCCAACCAGCGCCCCTCAATGAAGCACCCGACTCGCCTTCTTGTGTGTAGGTGATAAGCCGTGTGTAGCCAAGAGCGAACGCAGCCCTCGCAGCTGCCCCATACAGTTTCGAGTTAGCGTTACTGGCCCCATCCGTGGCGGTTCGGTTCACTTCAAGGGTTGACCCATCATCAAAGTGGCGGGCTACTGGCCTTCCCACGATTGCCACACCTCTAAGAACCCCGTCGTTGTCCGCTACACCGATCGAGAACTTGTGACCAGGAACGGGTCGGTGGTGCCTATGCCACATGGCTACAAACCCGTTGGCTTCCTTGAGCGAGACTGGAACTAGATGAAGTGTGGTCATCGGGTATCACCTCGACCAATGGTCTCTCCGGCAAGTCTGGACTCTGTCGGGTATGCCCTTGCCGCTGCCTGGGCCATGACTACGGCTCGTTCCTTATCCGTCAACAATTCATGTCTAGCGGTCATCGGGTATCACCTCGACTAGAACTGGTTTTCTGCTGATGAACCATTTCGCCGGATCTGAATACCGGTGAAGGTCTGCCTGGACATGGGGAGCAGTTCGTGCCTGCTCGGGTGAACCCAACCACGGTCGTACTTTCAGGTGGGCCTCGTCGTCAACCACTCGGTAACAGTGGGCCATCCGATCGCACGACAATGTGACACTGGTTAACCCTGCACCGTCTCGGCTTATTTCTCGATCACCTGTAAGCCAGACAAGGGACGCTCCGACTAGTGGATGGAAATGCGGCCTGAGCAATCCCATCTCGCCTATCTGTTTAGCGCCATCATCACAAGTGAAATGCCAGAACTGGCTAGTGGTCATCGGGTATCACCTCAACCAACCTGTCAAAGAACCAGCAAGTGTCGTCATTGCCAATAGATGAGAACCAAGTCTCACACGGGTAACCCAAGTTGTAGTCCCATTCAGCTACCTCCGTGTCGGAGATGTCATCCCATCCATGGATCATTGGCGACTTGTGGGTTTTGCACCAGGGTCGGGTAACGAACTCACCGGCAGGCTCGATTAGCCCTTCCATCTGAGGAATAACACCCTCGCCGTATCCGGTCAACTCGTAGAGTTTTACGGGTGTATCACTCACGAGGCTTTTCCTTTCGCTCATCCCAACAAACTCAACTGGTTGTCGCCATGCAACTTATACAACACTTGAGGGGATTTGTGGTCGTGGAGTTTGCACGCCGACGAAGTGATCGGGTGGCCCTCGGTGCGGAGTTCGTGAATTCGAGCTGCGTAACGCGGCATGTACTTGGCGAGGAACTGGGTTCCGCATACAGGGCCCATCTGGAGCATTTCTAGGATGGTGGCTTTCTGGCTCACATGTGCCACCATTCGCCGTAGTAGTCCCGCTCGTTATCCCAAAGCGCGTATTCATCCAGGCATTCTCCGCAGATGTAACGCTCGAACCCCAACACCCCGATTGTGTGAGTTCTGTCACCGTTCTTAAACGGCTTCGTGCACCATTCGCACATGCTTGCGCCTTTCTCGGGGCATCATTCCGCCCCAGATCCCGTACTCCCATTTTTCATCGATGGCTATGTCTAAGCACTTCTGTTGGATCTCACACTCTTGGCAGATGGCGATCTGGCGGTCGTAGCCTTCTTTGCGAGACTTCAGCGAGATGACTTCGCCGGTCGGTCCCATCCAGTCAAGGTTGGAGTCGATGCAGGCTGGTCCGGTTGTAACCAGAACCCGCGGCTGCTTCCCCTTAGCCACGGGTTCTGGAACCTCGAATTTTTCCATTGTGTCCACTAGTGATTCAAGCCGTAAGACGAGTTGCTGTGCCATCGTGTCCAAGTCCATGTAAGACAATCTTACAGTACTCAACCCGATTGTCAAGGGATTCACTGGCGAGCCTCCGGGCGAAGCCAGCAACGGCGTAGCCGTAAGGTGCCTGGGAGACATGGGTCTACCCAGGGAAGGTGCGTGGGTTCATTCCAAACCATGCCTATCGGCCAGATGCTCGCTCCGTCATTCCTCCGCTTGTTGTTACACCAGTGGTGACGATAGGACTTGATAACGCCTCCCGAGTCGGGGGAAAGTGCTACCATTGGCTCCGGTTTTTTGTCACACCATTAACCATAGCAAAAACCCCTCGAACTTGCGCTCGGGGGGTTTGCTAGTTTTCGCGGTATTAGTTCTTTGGGTCTAGTCCGCGTTTGTACCGCTCTTCATTCAGGACTTTTAGAAAATGGTCGGCGTGGAGGTCTCGAAGTCTATGTAACGCGGCCCGGTACGCCTCGTCGTAGGGAGCCCGGCCTTCCGTCCGCTCTCGGTGTTTCCTAGTAATGGACCGTTGGTGGGCCTTCCATGCCTCTTCGCCCATTTCTTCCCGTCTCCTAGCTTTAGATTGGCGCACCGCCTCACGATTGCACTCACGGCAGATGCGTGACCGACCATCAGCCCGACTCTTGTCTCTGTAAAAGTCGCTGGAAGTTTTCACTACGCCACAGCGCGGACACTCCCTTGTTTGCAGCTCTAAATCCATCAGAAAGGTCGTTCGTCGCTACTCGGATGCTCCTCGTAGTAGGCATCGGCCATGTGACCGAACACCTTCTCCGCGTCCGCTTGGGATAGTGGGAACGCTGGCTCGAGCGCATGTGTTGCAGCCTTGTAGGCATCGACGCGTTGCTCTTTAGTCCAGAGTCCGAAGATCTCCACCTTCTGAGCTAGCCAGTCCGCGGGGTCTGGTTCAACGTCCTTACGCTGCGGGGCTTGCTGTGCTTTGACTGCCTCGGCGCCGTCGTCGTCCTCGTCTGGTGCGATCCCCAGAGCTGCGGTGAGTGAGTATCGGCGTGCGTAGGTGATAGCTGAGCCGTAGCCCTGAGCGTTGTTGCCAGCCGGAAGCACCAAAGGCCCGAAGGTCTCAACGTGGCCGGACTCGTGGTAGATGCGTGTCTCCACCCCAACCTTGCTGTCGATGTTCACCGTTGACTGTGCGACCGTCAGGCCGTGTTTGGCTAGGACCGGCTTCACCGCTTCCAGGATGGTGTTGAGGTCTGCGTACTTGTAGGAGTAGTTGCCCATGTCGGCGGTTTTGTCTTTGCCGATCTGGGGCATCTCCGCAAGAGCTTCGGTGAATGCCTCGGCGAACTCGGCGCTCATTTGCCTTCCACCTTTACCTGGTCGCTCCACACTTCCCCGATCATCGGCCCCTCAACCTCGCCCTCGTCCTCGATCTCGTGGTGAGCGATGACAAGCGTCACATCTTGGTTCTGTGCGTATTGCTTTAGTTGGGTCCAGCGCCATGACAAACGGACCGCATCGGCTGATATCAGCGATCTCAGGTCATTGTCGAAGGCCGAGAGGATGGCTGCGGTGTTGTAGGACCGCTTAGCCGACCTCGACACAACCGTCCGATACTTCTCCCCTACCACCGGGCCAGGCACTTCTGAGAGCAGCGCGCGCTTAAAGGTGTTGAGCTTGGCAATGATGTGCGCCAGCTCGCCGGCCAGATCCACGGCTTCGGAATCTGTCGGTATGGGCTGGGCTACTAGTTGGTCAACTTCGTAGTTGAGTTTTGCTGTATCCATTCGGTTACCTCGTCTCTAGCCCATAGGGGCTGATGGTTGTCCACGGTCGGTTTCGGGAGCTTGCCGCGGTGACGCCACACATAGAGGCGCTCAACGGGTACTCCGGTTTCTCTTGCTATGTCCTCATACGTCAGAAGATCCAATGTCATCCCCTCTTACCGCCGCGGCTACGGCTTCCTCGAAGGAATAAATGCCGGTCTCTGTCATTCGACGTTCTGACAACAGATAGGTGCATTCATTTACCTTGGGCACAACTAGCGGTGATTTGTAAGGTGCGTCATACAATCTTACACCACCATCTTTGATCGTGTAGGGGATGATCCAATGATCCACATCGACGCCCTCGCCGTTCCAATGCAACCGAGTTGCGTACAGAACCAGGTCGGAGTTGATGAACCCTTGGCCGGGGGCGGGGGCTTGGTGAGCCTCAAAGAAGACAAACGAGGTCAAGACCTCAACCGAGAAGGCAAACGGGACGAACGAAAAGTACATAGACTCCGCCTCGCCGCGGTCGTTGAACTGACCACCAAGCTCGCCTAGCAACTTGTCGCCGGAGTAGTGGGCTGCCCACACTTCGGGCCAGTCGTCTAGGCGAGACTTGGCGATGCGCTTCTGATAAAGCTCGAGCGCTTCGTAGACCTCAATCATCATCTTCTTCGCAACAGAATTCGATGTCGGACATCTTGCGAACCTCGACGGTCCTCCCACACTTCTCACAGTGCGCGGTTGCCAGCGGTCCATAGATGCGGATTTTCTCTGCAATGGTCATTATTTGACTCCCCAGTACTCGTGCCTATAGGTCCACCCAGTTGTCTGGTGCTTGGTCCTAACTTCTACCTCCCGATACCCCAGGGCTTCTATGCGGGCTATCTCCGCGTCTCGCGCAGTATCACTCAACGGAAACTGTGCGTAGTCGCGGATGACGCACGTCTTGGGTTTGGGATATCCGCGTGTGTCGTTGAGATAGCTCTCGTTGTAGAAAAGAAAGTCTTCGTGGTAGCTCATAGGTGTAAGATTACCTTACACCTAGAGCGCTGTCAATAGGTGGGGGGAGATTTCGTCAAGCCGAGACTGAATATCTGATTCAGCACCGGGAACTTCTCACCGAGTTTGTTGAATACAAACGCCACCACAGCGGAGAGGGCCATAAAGACGCCTGTCTCCAAGTACTGGGCAGACTCACCGATGTCGATGCCGAGTTGAAGCAGGTAAGCGACCAATGCCGCAACACCCACCTGCACTCCGGTCTTGACCGCGGAGATTACTGCCTGTTTGATTCCGTCCATGTCTCGCCCTTCTGGTTTGAGTTCATGTCTCCCAAAGAGTACACGGAGGAACGCCCATCGGCGTGCCATGTCACTCGGCTTGGCACGCAGTAATAGCTTGTTCGTTGCGGTCTTCAGGCATGATAAGAAGCAGGCAGGAGTTGAATTTAAGAGAATTTTCCACCCGTTCTAGGCGGGTGTTTACCGAACTGAAGTCAGCAGCCCGCGTCGTGGTCCACACGTTCAACCCAAGCACCAACACCAGGAGCGCCGTGGCGACAAGGAGCATCCAACGCACAACCGGATCAGGGCTCATAACGGGGGCGCCTGTTGTAGAACGTAGAGCAGAAGAGCAATGAGAAGCGCAATGAACTGGCCGACCAGCAAACGCATCGCCCAAGTCTGAGACGCCTTGATGTCTTTGATGTCCTGGCGGGTGCGTTGAATCTCGTTGTTGTATACCTCTTTGGAAACGAAGTCGTCCTGTCGCTTCTTGATGTCGGTATACGCGCGCGAAAGCTCGCCAAGTGTCATGGGTTCAGTCAACTAATCGACTCGCTAACTCATCGGCTACGGCCTCAGCGATACCAGCGGCCTCTATCGCATCCACAACAGCTTCGGTTAGCTCGTCCACTTCCAGGTCTCCGTTGAGGAAGTCCGCCCGTGAAAAGTCGCGGGCCTGCACTAACACACTGGACAAGAACTCTCGAGCTTCACCCCGCCCAACCTCGGCGGCCCAAATGCTGTCCGATATCAGATCAGACATGCGACGAATTGACCCATCGCTTCGGTCCTTGAACGTGACGGTGAAGAACTCTGTCAAGCCCTCCTGCAATTGTTCTGGTGTCATATCGACAATCAGTCTATCCCAATCAATCGCGCCAGGGTCCCAATGCGTCTGCTCCGGTACATGTTGATGACCGCACACCCCGTCGAATACATCCCACTCGGCGCCGGTCATTCGGAAGCCGGGTGCGTTTGCCTGGCTATAGGAGAAGGCTTGTTTGCCCGGCCAGTACTTCTGGACCCCATACTCCTCAGAACAGAAGTCGATGAACTCACGCAGGTCGAAGTAGTTCTGGTCGGTCAGATCCCCTACCCAAACCCTGGACTCGGTTTGGTCGGCTATCGCCTTGTTGGCGTAGGCAATGATCTCGATCTGAAGTGCGGAGCGCCGGTTGGTCTGCACTCCTCCCGATGGATTGGCAAGCGCACGAGCTGCAGTAGCGAACTCGGTGTGTTGATAGAAGTTCCCAAACTCGGGATCGTAAGTGATATGCGGCGCCGAGAAGCCGTTGTTATATCCCGGCAGTCCTGATGTCTCTGTGGTGTGAACGACAAGCCGGTACGGGCCACCTGTATAAGACCCGCCCGACTTGCCGTTACCTAACCAGGTCCCGTATCGCATGACGACAGTCTATAGACCGATACGTTCCCGGGCGCGCTCCCCACGACCATTCACCCGGACAGACGATCTTGGTTACACCCGAAGGGACGACAATCTCTGTGGTCTGGTTCCGTAAGGATTGTGTGAGCATCCCCCACTTATCCGGCACTAGCTCCAGGTCGGTCCCGAACACCGTGGAGCACATCGAAGTTCCTTTGCCTTGGAACGAGCCATCACAGCCGCGGACTTCGACCTCTCCCCACACACAAGCGCCGGGCTTCCACCGCTCAACCAGATCGTAGGTTTCGGGGTAGATGTCGTGGTCGTCGATCTTCATCACCATCGGCGCATGATTTCGAGCCTCTTTGAGTGCAGAGTTGAACACCGACGAGAATGAGCCAGATGAATGGAAACGATATATCGTGGTGTCAGCCAGCCTTAAAGCTGATTTGAGGCCGTGTGACACCCATTGCGGGCGTCTGGTGACGAGGACAGCGACTCTAGGAGCCAGATCCGCAATCAACATAGTTGTCGCCATAGGTAGCGTCCGCGGGCCAGAAGGTTTGAGTGTTAGACGCTGTGTCGTTGAGTGCGTCTGACCCGTAATCGGATGCGTCTCCAAGGTCGTTGCCGACCACCATATTACACTCACCTGTTCCGCCCACGTTCACCCCGTAGCGAGTGTTGGCGCCAGAGTCGCGCGGACGTAGGACACATTGGTTGATGAAGTTCCGGTTCGACGCGCCGGTGATAGAGATGTTGTCGTAAGTGTCGGTCGTGTCTGAGCCGTTGGCGTAGAACTGGCCCGAGATCCGGTTGTCAGACGCCCCGTCGATAAGCAGGCCGTGTTGACCACACTGGTCGATCACTCCATCGAAGGTACCCCACGACGAGGTTGAGATGGAGACGCCCGTGGCATCTGAGGTGCGAACGTGGATGTTGGTCAGGGTGAACCAGTTCGAGTTCGACTCAACGATGACACCGTTCTCGTCGTTGAGCGAAGACACCGCATCGACCGTTGCGTGCAGGGCTGTGGTTAGACGGACCGCACAACCGTTTGTCGAGGACCGCGAACTCACGTTCTGAACCTTGGTGTAGTCGGCATTGCTGATATGAACGACGGCGTAGTTCGGGTTGGAGTCCACTCCATCGACAGTGCAGCGGTCCCCTTCTATCAATATGTCGCCTTCTGTGTATCCGCCGGTGACAACGATGTCTTGTGCCCGTCCGCCTGAACTAGACATGTAGATGCCTTGGGTTGCTTGGGCACCAGCGAGCTTGATGCCTTCGGCTTCGGCGTTGCCGTTGAGTTGGATCATTGCTGTCATACGACCGTTCCCCCTATCGACAGGTCGAGGATTTTGCAGTTGTCGGCTACGAGCACAGCATAAGAACTAGCCGAAGATCCGACGTTGAGAATGGTGGACTCGCCTAAGCCCTGCAGAATCATTGGCACCGGGTAGGAGGCTGAGTAGCCAACGATAATCTCGTCAGGGTCGATATTGAACGTTCCCTCCGTAAGTAACACGCGGCCACCCGAAGCGTTAAACAACTCCAACAGGGCGCCCATGATTACTTCGTGGTCATCGCTTCCCGTACAGATCATGTCGGCTTTATCCATCGACCAATCGGACGCATTCGATGCAGCGACAACAATCGTGGGTGCGCCTCCACCCTCGCCCGCGATGAATGCCGCCCCCGGTTCCTCTGTTTCGGGGTACTCAAATTTCGCCAGCAATCCGGCTACTGCAGACGCTACCGCGGCGTCGGGATTGAGAAGAGCTACCGACCCGAACTGGACATCGAACTCAGTCGAGTTGGGTGTGTAGGAACAGACCACATCGATGAAGCGCTCGGACTGGGCCACCACCTCGGGCGGATCGTCAACGATCAGCAAGTCACCAATGACGTAATCAGACATCGGTTCGTCTTGGAGTTCGCCTGCGAGCGTGTAGGAATAGGTATCTGAGTTGGTGAGAATCTTCGATATCGACTCGGTCGCCGCGTCAGCTACGGCGGTGAGGTCCGGCGCTTCACGGTTTAGTTCTGACGCCTCGATGCGACCAATCGCACCCATGAGGTCCGTGTTTTGATCCCTCGCCGTGACCCGTCCCAGACCTTCAACCATTGTATTAGAACCAGTTGCGAGGAACCTTGACAACAGCCTGCGGATATCCGACGCACCACCCTGGATGGCCGGGCTTGCCGATGTGGTGTAGTCGGTCTGCATTCCTCCAGGGTTGTAAACCTGCAACAGATAAGTGCCTGCTTCCACATCGTCAGCCACCATCCGATACTCGTAGCCATAGTCTCGAGCGAATCCGGCCATGATTTGGGAGTAGGACTGGCGCATGGTGAGCTTGCGTTCAATCTCAGAGTCAGCCCACGCATTACCGCCAGAGTCGTTGGTGTCGTCAAAGTCCAACGTCAAATACGGCAGACCTGTTGCGCCAATCTCCCAACAAATGTTCGGGGTCCGTAGCGTTGTGTCGATGGCGTGTTCATAGATCAGTCGAAAGATTTCACCGAATGTCGTCGGGGCAAAACCTTTGTAGAGCTCGCCGTCGTCCACATAGAACACCGAAGGATCGGATGGGAAGAGGTTGGTGCATTGAATCCTGACAATGATCTGGTTTACGTCGTCGGGCATCAACATGTCCGACAGGGTGATTTCGTTCCAAGTGTTGGCGGTCAGTGTTGTGCCGTTGGCTGAGTTGTAGAACAACAACTCTTCACCGGTCCCGAAGATTGCAAACCGGAACCGGTCCGACGCCGAAGTTGGATAGACCCATATCGACGCCTGATAGACCGCTCCCGGTGTGACGCCGACTACTTGCTGAGCGCCGGCGTTGCGGTTGGTGGTCGCTCCGACCGCGCCGGGGTTGATTACCAGTGAGTAGGTGCCGGTGTGTGGGTTGGCTGTGGTGACTGCAAACTCGTCGTAGTTCCCAACCACTGCCCCGCTGGCAAGCGTTCTAGCCTTGGTCCAGGGTGCCGGACTCAACCCGCCTTCAGTCGTGGTAACAGTTGTTGCCGAGCCGCCCGTTAGTGAGCCTGTGTTGATGCCTAGGTTCACACCGAATTCAGGATCGACCATCTGGATTAGGTGGGTAACCGGACTGGTCCCTACCTGAATCACAACAACGTCGTCAAAGAGGCCGAGGTCGGTTTGTATACGCGTTTCAATCGTGGCCGGGAGAGCGTTGTAAGCAATAGCCGATGTGGTGTCGGTCCCGTCAGTGAGGGTGAAGGTTCCGCCCGTGGCAGTTATCTCCAGCTCGAAGACCTTCTGAGTGACCGGGCTTTCCTCGAACCCCGGATTACCTAAGACGTTACGGGCGCCCCACTCCCAGTCCGGTTGGGAAGGCTCGAAGTCGTCCGAACCATCCCAGTCATAAGCCTCCAACCGAGCATGAGCCAGGATGGACTTGATCCCCAACCCCTCGACCCGAATCAATGGATCGTTCTTTTGTGTGCTGGGGTAGAGCTTGTTGGGTAGCCACTCAAATATCGGTGTGGTTGGGTCTTCCTCTGAAAACACCTTGACCGTTGAACTAACAGCATTCGCCGGAGTTGATGGGTCGGCAAGCAGGATCTCATCGAACCGGGTGAATTGGTTTGTGATTTGGAGCGTGCCATCACCGATCTGGTTGAGACCGTCATGCAGCGTCGCCACAGACTCGCCGGGATCGTCTATGACCCTTCCATAACTGGCGTCACCGGGCCGCGTCCAGATCTCGGTCCACAACTTGGTCATACGAACTGGGAGCGCCAGGTAACCACTACCGAGACATCAGTGGTCACCGAGTTAGAACCAACGGTGAACCAACCCCAGTCCCGGTCCGATCTACGAATACGATTTAAGGCCGGGTTGCCGCCTTCGGTCACGGTCCGGTTTCCCAGATCAACCGTCACCGCGCCACCTGAGCCCGTGACTTCAATCGACCAACCGAGAGCGTTATGGGTGAACGTTCCATCACCGGCAAAAACCAGCACGGGGTCGTAAACGGATTTGTCACCACCGACCGTTATGGTGTCCGCGCCACTGATGGTGTCGGTTTCTTCCTGCCCACCTTGACGCCAGTACGGCCAGTCGGCAACGAGGGGCGGAGCGATCTGTCGGACCTTGGTTGCCTTCGACATATACGCAGGGTCAAGGTTGGTGACTTGGAGAAAACGTGATGTTCCGTCTGGCATATCCACTTCTAGATACGTTTCGGGAACCGTCAAGAGCTGTAGGAAGTCGTCGGTGTTGGCCTGCAGTTGTTCCTGGGGAGTTGCTTCAACAAGAGTCTTGTTGGGTCCATAGCGCGTCATCTGCATATTCAGATTGAAGAACCGACCCCGACCTAAGAAGTCTCCCCCATACAAAACCCCCGGCCTGCCGTTGACCTCGAGCGCTTGGCCCGTAATGCCTGCGGTGCCGAATAGCCCAGCCCAATCCGAGACCATGATGGCGGTCGAGTTGATCGACGTTCCACCAGAGATCCCCGAAGATGAGAGGGTGCCGCCCAATCTCAGATCGTCACAAGTTACGCTCATTGGGCTAAGCCTATAACACTAGACACCGCTTGTTCGACCCTTGCCGTATCGGTTGTCGGGTTGGGTTCGGTGAAGAAGTTGACCTCTACCTGCGCCCCACCGGCTCCAGTGAACTCGGGGAGAAACTGTGCGGCGCTGAATGTCGGCGTGCCGGGGTCTCCGAACGTGACTGGAATCTCCAAACTCAACGACTCTGCCAGGGCGAGGAGGGCTGCGCGGACTTCTGGTGTGTCGGCCTGTGCGGCGGCGGCAATCAGATTGTCGATCAAGGATTGGGTAACCGGCTGGCCCTCGATGGTCTCCCGCATCGTGTCGATGACCGACTGCGCGACCCCTTGATATTGGCCGTCTAATGCGGCTTCGGCGGCTTGTGCTTCTGTGGGGTTGGCAACCGCATCCGCCAGGGCCTCGGCGGCTTCTAGGCCTGCCTGATCGAATGTGTCCGCGAGAGCATCGAGGCCAAAGGCTCTAAGGATTGCAAGGTTCGACTCAAAGGCTTCTCGCGCTTCGATCTCTTCCAGTAGGTTGTCGAAGAAGTCCGAGAAGTCCGAAACGATCTCGTTTTCCGAGTCTCTGAGTGCGGCTTGTGCGGCCTCCATCGAACCGGGCAGTTGTTCGATCTCATTCTGTAGTTCATCGATACGCTCAATGGATTCCAAGAACCGCAACGTGCCACCAGACACTTGACCGGCGAGATTCTGGAACTCAGGACCGAGTTGCTCAGTGTCGTTGAGGAGTTGAGAGAGCGATATCCCAGCGTCGTCGGCAACGCCTCCGAGAATCTCCAGGGCGTCGGCCTCTGTCAGTGTTGCGTCAGCCAGCGACCCAAGGTCGTCGGTGATACCTGTGAGGTCTCGAGCGGTGAACAACTCAAGCGGCCCGCCGCGCAAGTCGTCTCGTAATCCTTGCAACCGGAGTCGTAGGGCAAGCACTTCATCGGCGTCAGCTCCTAGGGCCTCGGCGTTGAGGAGGACGGCTTCGGTGACACCGATCAGTTCTTCCTTGCTCAGCTTGGCTACGCCTGCGAGTTGGTCAAATCCTTCTTCACCTAGGTTGATGGTTTTGATTGCGGCGCTCAGGGCCGATTCCAGTTCGTCTGCGGCGTCGGCACCGCTGGCAATGTCTCCAGCGAGTTCAATAGTGATTCCGCGCAAGGCGGCGCGTTGGGCAAACTCATCAATGGTCTGCCCGAACTCCTGCACCTCATCTATTGCTCCACCGAAGTCAAGAGTGACAATCTTGCCCAAGGTCTCCAGGGTTGCGTCTACTGGTGCGCGGGCCACACCGAACACATCGAACAGACCGCCGATACTTTGTGTGATCTGATCGACTCGGGCCAGGAACGACACAAGCCCTTCAGCGAACCCGGCGAAACTGTCGGCCCCGTCTTCAACCACCGGAACCAGGGCGCGGATTAGTTCAAGGACCGAGGGACCGGCATCAAGTAGCGCCTCAAATGCTGGAAGGAGGGCTTCACCTACGGCGGCCTGTAGGTTCTCGAACTCAGCGGTGAGTGATCGTTGCCGGTTGGCGATACTGTCTGCGGTGCGAGCAAAGTCTCCCTGAGCTGTGGCGGTCTGTTCGAGAATCAGGGCGTAGCGAGCCTGAACCTTGGCGGCATCATCAATAGCACCAGTGGAGTCTTGAAGTCCTAACTCAAGGGCTTTGGCTTCAACCGCGGCGGCGTTGAGATTGACACCCAGCACTCGGAGCGGCTCGGCTTCACCGACGAGACCGGCCCGAAGTTTGTCTAAGGCGTCGGTGACTTCGATGTTGTTGAACGATGCAAGGTCGGCGCCGAGTTGGACTATCTCTGGGGCGAGGTCGGCGGCGGCCTGTTGTGACAACCCGAGAGCAACAAAGAGGTTGCCGAAGGTGCCGGAGAATTCAAGGGCTGCGGAGTTGGCTAGGCCGAGAGCCTGCGGTGCTGTAGATGCGAACTCCTCGATGTCGTCTGAGAAGTCACCGAATACCACACCGACTTTGGATATGGACTCTTCAACGTCTGATGCTGCGCTGATCGAATCCCCGAAGAACTGAAGTAGCGCCCTACCTCCTCCGAAGGCGGCCAGGGCACCCGCAACCAATCCAACGGCTCGGGTGATCTTGCCAAACGCTGTGGTGCCACGAGATCCGGTGTCCTCTAGTTCCCGTCCGGTGCGGCGTGACTGGTCTTCTACGTCTTCTAGTTCGTTATCGACTAGCCCGAGTTCTTGGCGCAACTCCTGAAGAGCGCGCTCAGCCTGACTTAGATCTCCAGTGTTGACATCAATGTCGATGTCGTCGGTGTCCACCCGGCGGATCTGTTGCTCTAGCTCATTGAGGGACCGCGTTGGTTCTACCTCAACCGGGATGATGATCGGCTGAGTGAGTGAATCTATTTGGCCCTCGAGT